GACCCGGTGCAGGAATCCCGTCTGACCGTAGCGGTCGGCCCGGAAATGGCTATCAATGTGATGTACATGAACATGTATGCCTTTCCGGCGGCGGCCGTAGCTGACATTGACGGCGAAGAATACCCGGTACCGCAGAACCCGAAGCAGATTGAAAGCATGCTCGCCATCCTGGGCAAAAACGGACTGAAAGCGGTCAGTGCCTCCCTGCGTGACATGTCGAACGACAGGGACGATGAGGCCACGGAGACCGCCGCAAAAAACTAGCGCAGAACCCCGGGTTTATAAACCAGTGCTGGCTGATGAAAGCCGGGGTTCCGTTCAGCGTGATTTTTCCAGGCCTGACAGCGCTGATGCCCCATGAGCGCATTGCCATGGGTGTGGTCATCGGCGAGCTCGAGGGTGGCACCTACAACTGGAGCACACGAAGGTGGGAGGAGAGTAAGTAGTGGACCTTGAGCAGTTTGCACGTGAACTGTCTTCTGCCTCAGCCTCAATCGCTACCGGGCTGGAGGTAAGTTTCCGCGTTATCGTCAAAGAGATTGAGGAAACGGCGAAAGAAGAAATCGGCGTGTACCAGCCCGCTTATGGACTGTTTGACGCCTGGGCGCCACTGGCTGAATCAACCAAAGCCGACCGCGTTCGTCAGGGTTTCAGTGAAGACGAACCGCTTCTGCGCTCAGGCGAACTCCGGGACTCAATCGAGAGTGAAGTAGTGGGACTGGCGGCCATCGTCGGGACCAAAAGTGAAATCGGGCTCTGGCAGGAGGTAGGCACCCAACACATACCACCGAGACCGTTCATCGGACCAGCATATGTGAGGAAGATTGACCCGTTGAGGGAGGCGATGGGCATGGTGATATCAGGCAGTTTCTAAGTCTACTAAATCAGGAAAGATTTGCCGGTATTCTAGGATTGGGGTGAAGTGCTATAACGCTAACATTTCCTGATGAGATCAAATTTAATAACATGAAATTAAAGAAAAAATTTAATCTCATTAAGGGGTGTGCGGGCTACAATTTAAAACCCAAAGAATGCAGCTGAACACAATACTATGGGCCCAGTTAAAGGCCCTATAATCATGGACGATCAACGATGATGTTCGATGCAAATTCAATTGCCGCACGATGATCGCTAGCAGGAACATGCGCAATTTTATGCTTGTCTAAATTGAGCTTTATAGAATCAAGCACTTTAACTTGCGCCAAGGTCGGTGAGAGAGGTTCCTCAATAGTAAATAACACATCTTTTACTTCGAGTAACTTTTCTTCTGCAGCACGAGTAACTCTCATTACCCATGTGTCACCATGCTCCATCATCTTTCCAGGTTCAGATTGCTCAAAAGCTAACGGCTTGATCGCTCGTGATATGACGTCACTTCTCTTGGCGACAAGAGGCATAGAAAACTTAGCAAGCGTCCCGTTAATTGTCTGATTTTTGAACATGTTTTTTAGGGCATCAATTCTGTCGATGCTCCTTTTAAGTTCTTTAGCTAAAACCTCTTCTCTACGTGCTTTGGTGTAATCACTATGATTTACATAACGATCATAGATTTTTTTCATTTCTTCTCTAGGGTTGTTTGAAAGTACAACTCTGGCTTGGCTGAAGTGAAAGATTGATTCGCGTTTTGCAGTAAAGTAGTGGAAAAACTGAGAAAGAGACTGCGCACCGCTTATCTCAAGGGCAGTGTTCTTGGCAAATCCCAGCTCTCTAAAAAATGCATCTTTAGCTAAAGGGAAAATGCAATCGTCGTGGAAAAACCGCCTTACGCGAGAGTCATTTCGATTTGTGATCATGAAATCGAAAAAATTCTCCTTTGGAGCGCACACGACCACACCTACGTTCGCAAACTCTTCAGTTTCCGGATAGGGTGAATATCGAACGATGCTGTATAAGCAAGGCGTTGTCATGTGATGCTACTCCAAAAATCATCTGTCTCGGCTCTAATGAGCGTAGTGTCAATAATGTTGTTGAAATCCTGATCACTACGCCAGTCATCCGGTACATCTTCCCAGAAGTGAGGCATACGGCAATAGGTTTCTAGAAGTTTTTCTTTATGCTCGACACGATCAACCATGTCAAAGGTCCACTTCCTCGATTTGTGAGAGTAAACGTGGTACTCGAAATCTCCAGCAGCGTTCGCATTTTGATCAAAGGCTAGATTATGGTCAATAAGGTAATACCTATCATGCTGAACGTCGTAGAGCATGTTCACATTGCCTCCTATTGCAGTGAGGCTTCTGTCACCATTCATGATCCATCGGTCAAACAAGAAGATTCTCTTCTGATCGTCAATCGGGACAATTTGCTCGTTTCTTGACTGTGCAAATGTTAAAGAAACGGCATTTTCAATGTAAAGCGTAGCAAACGCGTATCCCGGATTAATGTCACATTTGAGTTCTGGCGAGAATTCTAGCAGCTCATCAGGGATGTAAACGACGGTAAAATCAGGTAGTGGAAGACCAAGATCTTGAGCTAGGCAAGCAGAAATGAATTCTGCAAGAAGATGCTTGGGCGGCATTAATGGCATTGATTTTACGATGTATTTTTTGCCATCATCGCATCGACAAAGAATGGGCTTTGTACTGCCTTCATTTATGCGCCTGATAAATTCTATGACGCTAATTTTGGGAGAATCCAACGTTATGCTCATCCATGCGTTGATTAATTAGGCAAAGATACACGGATAGGTCTGATTGCCATATCCTGACAGATGATCAGTGCTTATCGATAAGGCGCGTTCGGCCACTTCCTGTAAGCGAAGACGTAGAGCATGATGAAATGTATACCCGGACAGGAAAGGAGCAACGCCATCTTCCATCCGAAACCCGCTTTCTGAGCCATGCGCAAGCATGGGATAAACATCAAAAACCAGATGATCGACGACAGTACTGCAAGAGGGTTCAGTTGTTCCATTAAGCGTTCTCCTTGAGTTGCATGCCTTTGGCATCGGCAGCAGTCCTGATTATGTTCAGGGAATGAACACTGCTCATTGGTTGCTTAGCAAATCAATCTGAGCAAGCAGGCGCTGTAAAGTGTGAATGTTTTGGCGAAGCAGGTATTGCATTTCAACATCCCAGTCAGGGCATGTAGCAAGATTCGGCATTGCACAGTTTTATCACAAAGTGAATTGCAGCTATTTCGTCCCGGCGACACTTTCCAGCGATTAAACGGAGTTGAGCATCACTAAGTATCCCATGTGGCGTTTCAGCCCAGCCTTTTTTAAAGTGCCGGTAAGTGGTTTCTACTGACATAATCGTCTTTCACAAGATTGGCTCAGCCGTACTATTGATTTTCGGCAACCTGACTGAAAACTTAAGCTGTTCTTTGGTATGTTCACTCTTTTAGTCATATTAAAAAAGCCCACTAGAGTGGGCTTTCAGTAAAGATGCAATACGATTACTCAGTGTCGCTTCTCATAATGGTTGCCGGTACGAGCATTTTTATACTTGCCATACTTATGGGCAGAGCCATGTCCGCCAGCGTAATGACCACCGCGTGCAAAGCTGACAGTTGGTGCAAGAAGAGCCAGAGTGATTAGAGCGACGATTGTTTTTTTCATTTATGATTCTTAAACCTTGCCATACGGGAAGACCCCATTGGCAATATACGCTTAAGTTTGGGAATAGGAATCCTGATAAAAAAACAGGTCTTTTCGCAATGATTGGAATTTGTGAGTGCTCAAATGATGAGCTGGAACTAATGGTGTAAAGTGTCTGGTTCTGGCAGATTAAACGGAAATACAGAGCCGAAAAATGTGTCTGATAATTAAACGCAAACATCTCGTTGATTAAATTTAATGCTCTGTTTTAAAAGGAATTATTTTGGCATGGATTACGGTTATTGGTTCACTGTAGTTGCTATTTTTTTGTCGGGGCTTGTAATGGTCAAGCAATCAATCAATTACTACCGATCTGGTGTCTACACCAAGACTTTCAAAGGTACGACCCGATGCGAGCTTATTAAAAAGGCCGACCGGCCTCACGCATACTGGTTCAATCTTAGCTTGCATATGCTCGCTGGTGTTGGAGGGGTTTACTTCAGTCTATGGTTTTTGCAATTCGATCCAACAGTGAAGGAATGGTATGAGGCTCTTATAGAGTCCCTGTCGC